CGGGGGTCCTGTGGCGGCTAAAGTTGCGGGAGGGCTGATGGGGTGATACCTGCGGCGCGCACGACACCGAGCATATCGTTTATTTAGCCTCTCGGTCTTTGAATGTCACAGCCTGCTGTGTCTCACCAAAAACTGTCTCAGCGCGACGAAACAGCTTGACACGCGTTTGGATCATTCTGGTCGCGCCGCGGTCATCGTCCTCTGCAATTGCTTACTCCCCCTGAAGAGGACATGCCGCTTCGCTGCCACCGGTACGATACCGCCGGTGCGCGGGTTACGCCCAATGCGCGCGTTCCGTGCGCGGACCTCAAAGCTACCAAAGCCACGCAACTCAACACGGTCGCCGTTTTCCAAACCGGCCGTGATGGCTTCAAAGATCGCCTCAACGACACGCTGCAAGTCCTTCTTCGTCAACCCTGGGTATTCCGCGACAAGTCTTTCAATCAGCTCTGCGCGCGTCATACCTCTACCTTTGAAACAATGAAATTGGTCAGGGGAACGGTTGCACGCGCCCCTGACACAATCAAGCCGTCTGCCCGATCACGAACTCCATCGAGCGCTTGCGCGGCACAGGGCGGCCGTTGAGCCGCCAGACAATGACCGCAAGCCCGTACTCGTACCGCCGATGCGCTGTGGCCCGGCTGATACCGTGACGCCAGGTGATCCGCTTCCACGGTTTGCGGTTGGCCCGCGCCCACAGGATCTCGCCGATGTCCTGGTCCAGCCACCTGAGCCACAGCATCGCCTCATCGGCTTGCGTGATCATCCGTGGCGACGGCAGCGGCTTTTTCATCCGGGGCTCTTGCTCGACCTGATCGGCGAAGCTCGAGACGTATTCGGGCCACGCGCTGACATAGCCCTGCGGACCCACCGGTGGCAGGCTGTGCATCACGTCTGCTGCAAGGTCCAACCGATCGGCCACCATCGCCCGGGTCCAGTCACCGCCCATGACGCACCTCCCTGCCCTGCGGGCGTTTGCCATAGAGTTTCGTACCAAGCTGCTCGACCAATTCGCGCTCGGGCCATGTCAGCCGGTGATCATCCACGCTGACGGCAAGAACACCCTGCTCGTACCAGCCATCGCGCTTGACCTGCTCAGGGTCACGGCGATGACCACCGTAGCCCTTCGGAGTGAACCGCATGCCCATCACGCCAGCCCTCCCTGCGTCTGGATCGCCCAGAGCAGGATCGCGATGGCATCCGCCTCGTTGTCATCGGCTGGGGAGAAACCGCGCTTGCGGGCAGCATCGATCATCGCCTGCTTGTTCGCATTGCCGTGGCCGGTGGCGTGGCGCTTGATCGTGCCGACCGGGACGCCTTGGTAAGGCACACCCCGCAATTCACCCCAGCTGGTCAGAACAGCCAGCAGGCCGCCGTGGACATGGGCCGCGTCAGTGCCTGCATGCCGACGGACTTCTTCGAAATACATCGCCTCGATTGGCCCGGACAGCCGGTCCAACTCCGTCAGCCAGTTGGTGAAGCGCAGATAGCGCATGCCACCGCCGTCGTAGCGGCCGGGCTTGAAGCTGACGGTGCCGCTGGTGATCAGCCCGTCATAGCCGCGCAGCGCCCAGCCGGTGATGGTGCCGAGGTCAAGGGCCAGAATTGTGCGGCGGCCCCGCGCAGGTGCCATGGGCGTTTTCGGGGTTGCGCCGAGATTGGCCTCGGCGAGAGTCGTGTCAGCCATGAGTGGTCTCCTCTTCTGGTTGGCTGCTCGGGTGGAAGACGACGGCGGTCATGTGCTTGGCGGTACCGGCCGCCGTCGTCGGACGAAACGGTGCAATGGGCTGAGGGGCTCACGGGTCGAGGTCCTTCAGCCAATCGGGGCGTGGGGGCCTTGGGGGGACTTCATTTTGAGGTCCCCACCTAGGTCCCCCTCCATAAGCCTCTGTTTTTCCATCGGTTTGGGGACCTGGGGGACCTGGGGGACCTTTTTCCGGCTCTTCCTTATCGTGCGCGTGTGCGCGCATGCGCATGTGTGAAGGGGTCGGAATAGGTCCCCCAGGTCCCCCAGGTCCCCCTCGGCCAATGTTTTCAATGGGTTGACTAGGGGGACCTCCATTTTCGAGGTCCCCCTTTGAAGACAGAGGTCCCCCAACCTCAGGTTGATTTGTTGTTTTTGACGAGGTCTGAGCCTCACAAATCTCGAGTTGCCACCGTGTTGTCTTGTGCGAGACGCCGGCTTTGCGAACGCGAACCGCGCGTGTTTCAAGCCGAAACACCCGATCCCGCATGCGCGAGATGGAAATTCCAAAGGCCGTTTTCTGCGCACGCTCCGTCCCGCCGCTCATAGGCGGCGATGGATCACAGAAGATCGCAACATCGAACAGATCAGCCGCCCCAACCGGCGCCGTCCCGAACCGATCCCACCAGGCCGCGATGAACGCGCTCCAACCGGCCCCTTCACTATCCGACGCAGCCATCATGTCCTCAAGGTTGCCGAGGAACCCCGGGATGCCAGCGGTCGCCAGCACACCCCCAATCACCTGCGCCCAGTTCTCATAGGACCCGATGGTCTTGCTGCCCCGCGGCTTGCCGGCGGCGATCCACGCCTGGCACAGCGTCAGGCAGGCGGCCACGATGCGACCGCGGTTGGCACGGATCCAGACCATCAGGTCAGGGTGCCGGAAGCCTCCGCGTTGCCACGGGCGCTCGACATTGGCATCGAGCCGGATGCGCACAAGGCGGCGCGCCATCTCGTTGGAGAACTCGGGGTTGTTGCCGGTGACGATCCACAGGCAGCGGATCGGCAGCCGGGTCATCTCTGATTGCCCGAGCACGCGGTCCTCCCAGAACGGTGCGGTGAGCGCCGCAGCGACGGCCGAGCTGTCGAGCTTGGCCCGCAGGTTGTCGATCAGGATGATCGAGGGGATTTGGCGCAGCTTTGCGGTGACGCGCTTGCGCCATTCCTCGTCGTCGCGCCCCTCGGTCATGACGCTGGCACCGGTGCCCGTCAGGATCGTGGCCACGGCGTCAACCATCAGCGTGGCGCCGGTGCCGGGCGTTGGCTTTTCGATCAGATGTAGCGGCGTTGGTCCGTCAATCATGCCGCGCAAAAAGCCGAGCAGAAGTAGCGCCACCACATGGGCGCGTTCCGCCTCCCCAGTGAAGGGGAAATCCCCGAAGAGATCCTCGCAGATCAGTTCGCGGGCCGCGGCAATATCTGCCTCCTTGGGGCGCTTTGGGATGGCTGGCACGGTGAAGCCCGGCGCCGGCACGTAGAGCAGTCGCGCGTCAGGATGATACCCGGGGGTGGTGATAAGCGTGCCGCTGCGGCCGAACACGGGCGTGTTGACGATGCCTGTGAGCACGGGAAGTGCCGGATCAGGTGTGGCAAGAACCGATTTGACCGTGGCCACTGGCGGCGGCGCGGGCAACAGGTCGCCCTTGGCGTTTTCGCGCACCCACCGGGCCAGTCGCGCCAGCATGTGGCGCAGGCGTTCTTCATTCAGGATCGTGGCGACGGGTCGGCCTTCATCATCCGGCACCACCCAGGTGGGTTGACCTGCGAAGCGGAAGACCCACGGCGTGCGGTTGGAGGCCATGACGACGCTCCAGACCTGCGCCACGGCACGGCCGAGGTCGCCCTCATCGGCGCGCAGGACCGGAATATCATTGCCGCTGCCTTGGTAATTCAGCGGCCGGTGCTGGCCAATTTGAAGCACGGCGTCGGCCTCGACCTCCTGTTCTGTTGCCGCGATCAACTGGGCGATTGCTGATGCACCTGCCCGCAACAACATGTCGTTGAAATCCTCGCCGTCCTCGGGCGGAAGCGCGATGGCCACGTCTCGGCCTTGCGCACGAAGCCTGCGGGCGCTGGCTTCAGCTGCGCGCAGGCCGGCACCGGATGCGTCATGATCGGCCAAGATCAGCACGCGCTGTGCAGCCGGCGGCAATTCCACCTGCTCAAGCCCGGAGGTGGAGAGCGTGGCCCAGACAGGCAGGTCCGGGCACGCGGTCATCACGGCCAGGCCCGTTTCGATACCTTCGCAGAGCGCGACGCGTCCATCCTTGCCGATCGGGGCGAGGCGCACCGCACCGCCGGCAATGCGGCCCAGCATCATCTTCGGCTTTGAGACAGGCGCCTTGTGGACCTCGGTCCCGTCCTGAACGAGGTAGGTGCGATGCAGTCCGATGACCTCGCCGCTGCGGTCCCGCACTTGCCCCAGCAAGGCTGCATAACCAGTCTTTGTTTCCCAATGGGTCAGGTCAGGATGAAACAGCAGGTCAGCCCCTGCGGGCACCGCGAGACCGCGTGCTTTGAGATATTGCGCACATGGTGTGTCCGAGATCGGCGTCGCTCGTGACAAAATATGCGCGATATCCTGGCGCGCGTCCCGCTTCGGCGCAGGCGTGACCACAGGAGCCTGACGCGCAGGTGCCCCAGCGGCCACGCCAGTGATATCTGCCGCCTCGACAATCAGATCACGCCCAGTGAGACCCGTGGCTTCCTCCAGTGCGCTGATCGGCCCGCCGCCCTCATTGCCGTCGAAGTCGATCCAGTCACCCGCATGCGGACCGCGCAGAGCAATGACGCAAGAGCCGGTGTTGCGCGGGGCGTCACCCCGGATATTGGCCAGCCGCCACTCGTCGCCAACGCGCTTGCCGTTTGGAAACAATCGCGGCACCCAATGCTCGGCCGTCTCGCGCAACCGCTGTACGATCAGGTCCAGATCAAAGCGCAGAGGCTGTCCGTAGCCTGGGGCGACGTCGTTGAGGTCGATGACGGTGGCACTCATTGGAAGGCCTCCGGCGGTACGACACCTGCAAACCAGCTACGGTCGCTTCGGATTGCGGTGAACGCAAAGCCCGGGCCTTCGTGCCCCCGTGTTGGCACAATCCAGAGGTCCTCGCGTGGATCATAAAACGCACCATGATTTTTGCCAAAGCACCCTTCGAGGTAGCGATCGATTGGTATCTCTCGCAAAGCCTGTTCAAGACGGCGCAAATCTTCGACAGAGGTGCCAGTGCGCCGCGCCATGGCTTCAAGACTCGCTTCTTGTTCCGCAGGTGAACGTGGATCACGGGACGGTTTTTGCATGTGACACTCTCCCTTCATGACAGGATCAGCAGGCCATGTTCGGCCCGGGTGATGGCGGTGTAGAGCCAGCGGTTGTACTCTTGGGCACTTCGACCGAAGCCCTCGTCAAAGACGACGACCGTGCCGAAGGAGGATCCTTGGGCCTTGTGACAAGTGATTGCGTAGCCCCAGCTGCTCTCGATCAGACCACGGCGCGTTACCCATTCATGGCGCTGGCGGTTTGGGTCCAAGGCAACATGGTCGTCATATTCGCCGCGCCAGAAATCCTGCTCGCCGGCAATCGCCACACCGTCCTCGGTCTGTACCTCGGCGCGGAAGGCCCGCGGATTGTGCGGATGCGGTCGCACGGCGCTCAGCGTCAGAAACATGCCGTTGATCAGGCCAAGATCGTGGCGATTGCGCAGGCAGATGATCTTTTCGCCCATACCCGTGGGGTAGTCGGCGGCAAACCCGGCGGCCTGCTTCATGGCCATGTTGATGCGCCGGCGGGTCGCATTCTTGCCGCAGATCACCTGCCCGCCGTTGAGAAGCTGCCCCGGCATCACGTCGCGTTGCGACATCTTCCAGACATTGTCATCGTAGGCACCAAACGGAATGGGCTCGCCCCGCCGCGCCATGGTGGCCAGACGCAGGATCGGGCTGTCCGCCGCCTGACGGTGGATTTCTGTCAGCATGACGTCAGGCTCCGCATCGGTGAAAAAACTCTCCTCGCCAACCGGCGGCAATTGCCCGGGATCGCCCAGCACCAGGATCGGCTTGCCAAAGGCCAGAAGGTCCTCAGCCATTGGCTTGCCCACCATCGACACCTCGTCGAGCACCAGGAGATCGGCATCGCGCAGGTCGGATTGCGGGTTCAGCACGAATTGCGGCTCATGGATGTGGTCCAGCCGGAGCTTCAGCTGCGCAATCTGCGCCTGGGCAAAGCCGCGCTCGGCCACGCCCATGCGGGACAGATCCCGCTCGAGCGCCGCCAACTCCTCTGTCACGCGGGCGATTTCCTCAGGCGAAGCTTCAGAATGACGGTAGATCAGACTGTGGATTGTCTGTGCCGGCGTGCCTTTGCGCGTCATCACGTGGACCGCCTTGCCCGTGAAGGCGGCAAAGAGCACACCACCCAGACCGCCCGGCGTCATGGGCTCGAGACCAAGCGCCTCGATCGCCAAGGCGGTGATGGTGCTCTTTCCCACCCCTGCATACCCAAAGACCCGGAAGACCTGCTGTTCGTGTGTGCGGTGGCGATACCAGTCGCGGATGGCGGCAACGGCGCGCGTTTGTGCCGTCGTGAGGGAGACGCTCATGCCCTGTCCTCCCAGCAACGTTTGGCAAACGGGCAAAAGCGGCAGAGGTAGAAATCGGCATGGGCCGCGATGCGGGGCAGAAGATCGCCCGCATCTGCTGCGCGCAGCACGTCCACGGCCTTGTCCGACAGCGCCTGTGCAGCGGCCGCGTCGAAAGGCACGTGCTCGTGGTAAAGCTCGCAGGTGTCCTTGTTGAGCGCGGTGAACAGCGCGGCCTCCAACTCCATGTAGGCCATGTAAATCTGCATCTGTGCGAAATAGACCGGCTTCGAGGCCCGCACGCCCTTCTTGGCGGTGTCGTTCCAGCTCGAGGCCTTCAGCGCCTTGTGTTCCCAGAGAACCGGCCAGGTGAGCCCGATATGTGGGCCTTGTACGATGAGGCCATCGACATGGCCGCGGATGCGCCCACCAGCGGTCTCGAAGCCGAACTGGCCCCCTGAGCGCGTCTGGGTGCGCAGGTCGAACCCCGCTGCGCGCAACCAGCGGATTGCGAGATCCTCAAAGACATGACCCGCCTCGAAGATGCGCAATGTCTGCCCGGCAAATTCCTTGCCGGGATCAACCGGGGTCTTGGTGAATTCATAGGCCAGCCGGCGCGCACAGGGCTCACCGATGCGGCTGGCGCCGAGATAGTCTCGGGGTCGTTGGGCATCGCGTTCCGCAACAAGCGCGCGATCGATCACAGTGTTGATCCGGGCTCCAAGTGGCGCGGGGTCACTGGCCGCGCGCCCATAGACGCAGCCAGAAGTGTGGTTCAGGTCGAGCATGTCGGTCTCCAATCAAAAGGGGATATCGCCGGCATCCGACTGGCGGCGCATGGAGGTCTGGAAACCGTCCACACAGGCCTCAATCAGACAGTCGATGTCCTCGGCTGACCGATCGAAGAAGGCCTGCATCAGCCCCATCTCGGTTAGCGCCTCAGCCAGATTGCGCCGCGCCTCAACGATCGCGCGGGTTTCCATGTCGGTCTTGTCGATCATTCCAAAATTCCTCCGGACGATGGCGCTGCCCGCCATGAGGCAGGCAAACGAACAAAATCGGTGATGGGGATGGCGGTCCCATCGCAGCTGGTGGCAATAGCCGAAGCCCCGGGCTTGCCGGCCGCAGAGCGCGCAGGGCACGCGGCGGGCGAGGTCGGCGCGGCTCACCCCATGAGCAGGTCGTTCAGCTTTTCCCGTTCCGCTGGATCGGGGCTTTGCGTCCGACGCTGAGAGGCCAGCACGATGAACCGGCTGATGGCGTTTGAGGCCATGCATTCGAGATCCTTTCGCGTGAGGGTGGCGATGGGGCGGTCGAGCCGCCCCCGCGCTTCCAGCCAGCGCCCCATGGCAAGGGCTGCTTGCGTGGTGACATGCGCCTGCCAGTCATCCGGGCTCATGGGTTCAACCAGGCAGGGCCACCTGCGGACACGGCACCACCTGATTGGTCAGCATTGGGCTCTGCTGACGAATGGGACGCCCCCTGCCCCGACCATGCTGGCGTTGCGGGCGTGGTGCCGGGTTGCGATTGCCCCCAAGCCGGTGCTGCCGAAACAAATGCCGGTGCTGCCGGGCGGGAACGCTGTGACGGCTGCGCCGGCACCACCTCCCCTGCCATGACCTTCTGCCATTCCGGTACTGTGGGCAGAACCACGTGGTCGAGCTTGTTGGCATCCTTGTAGGCCGGGTTCCGGTTCGGCTCGATCTGGATTTTGCCGACAAAGGTAATGCCGTCGAGATCGGCGAGCCCGCGCAGCATGCGCTTGGCCTTGGCCTCTTCGCTCATGTCGTCAGGGTTCAGCCCAAGCGCGCTGTCGATCATCGCGCGGAAGACGGATTTGGAAATCCTCCAGCCGATGGACTGGCCCTGCTCGTCGAGCTTGCCACCCTGCACGGTAAAGTTCTGCCAGAACTTGCGCCGCGCAAATGGACCCTCAGTCACAGTGAATTCGGCATCCACCATCAGCACATCGCTGCCTGGTTGGTTCGACGCCTTCAGTAAACCCCGGTCATGCTCATTGGTCCCGTCCGTGCCACCCTTGCGGATGGACATGGTCAGTTTTGCAAAGGTGCCGTCGGGGATCAGGTCGCCGGATTGCTGCGGGGCGACGTCATTCATGTCGAAGGTCATGCGATTATCCTTTCGCGGTTTGGTTGATCTTGGAGAGCAGTGCGCCCAGATCGGGCGGCTCGGTCATGTCGAGACGGCCGGAGCGATCCTTCGCTGGAAGGCCCCAAGGATTGCCTGCGCGGCAGACAAGGCGGCGGACTGCGCCCTTGTCAGGGTCATGGCGCCAGGTGATGGTGCCATCGGGGCCGGTTTCTTCGCTGAAAAGGCCGAGCGTCATCACCTGATCGACAATGCCGGGTAATTCGCGAGCGACCTTTCCGCCTTCCATCTGCGGCTGCCAGACGGTGCGGTTCATCTCGTCGGTGAGCCTTTCCAAAATGCCGACGAAGATCACGGTTTTGCCGGGCGCATGCTGCAGGTGCTTCAGCAGACCGATCACCTCACGCGCCAGCAGGCCGTAGGCGCCGCGGGTGTCGGGCTTGCCCGTCCTCTCGGACAATGCCTCCGGTCGCGTCTTGGCCCAGGCCATGGCCTGGCGGGTCAGGTCCGTAATGCTGTCCACAAACACGATGCTCTTGGCATCAAGCCGTGCTGCCAATTCAGGATGTTGCCCGCGCAAATGCGCGTAATGGGCCTCTGAGAAATGCTCATCGGGCTGTGCGGCGGGGTTGGCGCCGCCGATCAGGCAGGCAATATCCACGGCATCGGCAAAGCGCCGAACTGGCAGGCTATCCCCACGCCAGTGCTGCACGGATTTGAGACCCGCTTCAAAGTCAACGCAGACCGTTTTGTCTTCGGCCATGGTGGTCAGCAAGGTTGTCTTGCCAGCACCGCTGGGACCGAAGACAGCAAGTGTGGTTTTGCCTTGCGCCTCCGCAAGGCGTTCATCGGCAGAAAGAATGCGAAGGCTCATGACAGCACCTCACTACTCGCAGGGGCCAATCCATTCTGGTTCAGGATGGCATCGCGAGGGCCCGCGACAGCAGCGCTCGGATTTTGGTAGCTGTGCAGGTCAAGACCTGCTGAGGAAGTGATGTTGGGCTTTTCGACACCAACACGCTTCGGCGCAGCAAAACTCGGTTCAAAGTTGCAGTCGGCAACCTTGAAATCCCAGCCAACAAAATGTGCCAAGATTTTTGTACCGGCCAACATGCCGGCCGCGCGGTCAATCAGGCCGGGAAGATTGTCACCAGCAAGGGGAATTGGAACGAGCGCAGTCATTGTCCGCCCTCCTCGCGCTCCAGCTTCACCTTGAGCGCACCGGTCTTCACGGTGCGCGCGGGCTCGAACCCCTTGCGCCAAGCCTCCGGCAGCGCGGTGTATTTGCGCTCCGAGACGGTCAGCTTGGTGTCGATGAATTCGGCTGGGTCGTCGCCGCTGTCGGAGATGCTCCGGGCAATCTGCGCCAGCTTGGCCTGGTCCCACTCGATGCGCTTGGGCAGATCGGCCACGACGGTGTAATCGCCATCAGCGACCGTTCGCTACACTTGCCGCGCAAACAAAGCGGTACTGCGGCTCCAACTCACAGGAGGTCTGCATGACCCCACATGAACCCATCCTGGCACGTCTGGCCGCCTTGAAGGCCATGTCTGTCAAAGAATTGAAGGCCGAGTGGCAAACGCTGTTCGATACTCCGGCGCCAAACAACAGCCGGACCTTCCTCGAAAATCGTCTCGCTTACCGCATCCAGGAACTGACCTACGGCGGCCCAGACAAGCAGACGCGACGGTTGCTTGATCTGCTGGCCGATGAGGTCGAGGGAACGCTGACGCGGAAGGCGCGGATTGCGGATCCCCGTAATCCGGTCGTGGGCACCAAGCTCATCCGCGAGTGGGACGGTGTCGCCCACACGGTGACCGTCCTGAAGGACGGTTTCGAATGCGACGGCAAACGCTACAAGTCGTTGTCCGCGGTGGCACGTTCCATCACCGGCACCCGCTGGAATGGCTATCGCTTCTTCGGTCTTCGCGAACGGAAACGAGGTGAGGCATGACGAATATGTCCGCAAAACCCGCCCGCCGTCTGCGCTGCGCGATCTATACCCGGAAATCCAGCGAGGAAGGCCTCGATCAGGAGTTCAACAGTCTGCATGCCCAACGCGAGGCCTGCGAAGCCTATATCGCAAGCCAGAAATCCGAAGGCTGGGCGCTGGTGCGCGAGCAATACGACGATGGCGGCATCTCGGGGGGCACCCTCGAGCGCCCTGCCCTGCAACAACTGCTTGCCGATATTGAGGACGGCTTGGTCGACGTGGTCGTCGTTTACAAAATCGACCGCCTCTCGCGCTCGCTGATGGACT